AATGATTACTCCCAACCAACCTATTGTCTGCGTAGATAGCACTCTTGGAGCGACCAATTACACGCCAGCGGATTGGACAACTAAGGCTTCCTACTATCAAGGAGATGCAACCCTTATTCCAGGAACGGGTGTTGAGTTTGGTGGAGGCGCACCAAGCACAAAGGTTGTTTTCACCACCAAGCCTCCTTGCAAGAACGCAATTCTCCGGGTCAATGTGACGGGCTTAACCCTTGACCCCGGATGCACCGCCACGCTTGTTGGACTGAACAACCTGAACATTGACTCCGTTGGTTGGTGGCAGATTCCGATTACATCCGTTGCATTTGAGGTCGTTATTTCTTGTCCATCGGGTTTCTTAGCGATTACGGATATGGAGATTCTGTGTTTCTCCGTGGATGAGGAAGACTGCACCAACTGCAAGACCGGGGATTACTCTCAACCCATCCTGCTCAACAAGATTCTCCCAACCAACACGGACTCTTTGTCCTTGCAGATGGAAGGCATCTTCTGCCCGACCAATATCATTGCTGATTTTTGCGTGGATGGGTCTGCTTGGACTCTTGCAACGAGCGCACCCTATGCGGCCCAAACTTGGATTGATCTTAACGATACGCCCTGCTACATTTATGTTGATGGCGGTTGCACTCCTGTTCAGGCCACATCAAATTGGTCTGCTACGGCCACGGCAACCATTGACCTTGTGACGGGAGGCCATTATTCCATCACGCTGACGCTTGACGAGCTTGAAGGGGAGTTTTGTGGGAATGTGGACATACTGCTTGACGGAGCCATCGTAAGCACCGCAGAGAATCTTTCTTGCCCCGGAGACTACACCTTCTACTTCACTTGGTTGGGAGACCCCGGCACTTACTCGCTCGTTGTTCGTTTTCAGCCTCAACTTATCAATGGCCTTTACAAGGCGAAGATGAAACTCACGAGCATTGAGGTGAACCGGGCTTCTGGAGCGACCGTGACCCTTCTGCCATCCGACCACTTGACGAATGTTGATTATGCCAACAACTTCAAGACGAGCTATGTCTTCGGGGTGTTTACTGCGATTCAGCCCGACCAAGGCCATTTTTTCTACCAATTCGGATTCACTTCCGACACTTTGGCCCCTTATTCGCAGTACGACTGCTTTAGGCTTTTGATTACGCAGGACTATTCCTGCAACGACACGATGCAGTATTGCGTCACGGAGACCTACAAATGGGTCACGGACACTTGCAATACCATCCGCGTTCTTGCGTCCCAAGATGTCACGGACGAGAAGGGGGCTTGCGCCTTTGGTTTCCAATACCCACCTTCGGGCGTGTTCACCGGGGGCTTCTTCCACCGCACCCGGATCTATGGCGAACTGAGGAATCCGCAGTTTGATGGCGAGGTGGTTTCCTATCAGGATAGCGCGGGAAGGAAGCGTGTGGTGTACGCGGAGAGCCGGGAGTTTATGGAGATGGTCGTGAACCTATCGCCAAAGTATGTACACAACTTCCTCCGCTTGGCTTGCAGACACGACATCTTCAATCTGAACGATAGCGTCCTGCCACAGGCCGACTACTTCACCCGCTCGGAAACCTATTCGCCCACCTGGATTCGGACGAGAACGGTGGCCCCTGCATTCCTTGAGATTGAGGTGAAGGAGCAGAACTTGCGGAAGGATCCGTGTTGCGATGGTACACCGGTGAATCCAACTGACTGCGACACCACTTGTGAGCCTTGCGAGGAGATAGGATAATCCCTATCAATCCGTTATCTTTGCCCTATCGTGCGTTGTGGCCGGTCTGCCATCCAATGACAAACTCAAAATCCTTTCAATTTTAATCAAATGGCTTATTTAGAATACGGCTGTTCTGCCTTGCCGAACCACGAACTCGTACTTTGTGGCAATTACCTTCGGGGTGGCATTTCTGCGATAGGTATTCTTGAGGAAGATGCTTTCGGAACGGGCGCGACTTTTGCGACCGCTGCTGACTGGAGCAATGGCGCAAAATACGCTACTGCTATTGCCGCAAACGACCTCAAGATTATCAAGAACATTCGCGGAACTGTCCCTGACGCATCTCCCGTAGATGTTGACAACCCTGTTGGTTGTGGCCCAACAAGCCTCTTGGCCGGGTTTGACTTCACCGCTACTTGGATGGATGCCAACACTACGGATGGTGCTATTGACTTCTACAACGCTCTGAACAAGCGCGTGACGGGGTTGATTCTCTACCTGTGTGGTTCCAACGAGGTTATGGTGATCACCTTGCCCGTGAACTACGTTTGCCTACCGGTGAATGTCCCTGCTTCCAACAAGGAGTTGCAGATGTTCAACTGTACGGCTCGTGCTTCTCTCGGCCCCGACCAACTGCCCCAGAAGTACCCTGCGCCTTCCAACGCAGACGCTATCTTCGGAGTGTAAGTTAAACTTCGGGAAAAAAAGGAATCCTCGGCCAATGGTCGGGGATTTTTTTTGGGATTTACCTATATTTGCACAAATGAGTGAACAAACAACGGGCATAGTGATAATGGCCTTCGGGAAGGCAGCCTATCACGAAATGGCATACAACTTCGCCCTATCGGTAAAGCATTTTGACCGAGACCTGCCAATTCAGTTGATTTGCGACAAGAATGACGTTTTAATGGGCCACAAATACTGGGTCTTTGATATTATTACGATTATTGATAACGATGACTTGTACCACAACAATGTGTTCAGTCCTGGAAGAGCCAAGACCCGTATGGACAAGTATATGGCCTTTGACAACAACCTCTACTTTGACATTGATGGGATTGCGCTCAAGTCGCTGAAGCCTTTGGTGGATCATCTTCTTGCGCTACCTAAAGAAGGATTTTTCTATTCGCAAACCGCCTCGTGGACTGACCCAAAAGGCAGAACGCCAATGGCAAACCTAAAGCAAAATGGCCCTGACTTCCCGGAGATGCAATGGGCAACCCTTGACACCATTTGGGAATACCACGAACTACCTGACGATGCGATGGTTACGGCCATCAATAGCTCTTTTATGTTTCTTCGCAAGGTGAAGAAGTTGACTCAATTCTTTGAGCAGGTTAGGGACAACATTGACAACGGTATCCCGGTAGAGAAACTGAAGATGCCTTGGGGAGGAACATATCCTGACGAACTTGCTTTTAATATCGCCTGCGCTCAGTTCGGCATTGATCCGTGGTGCGGATTGAACCCCGTATTCTTTCAGTTTCGTAATGCCATCAACGGCAAGACCGTAAAATGGATTTACGAAAACTATTTTGTCCTCGGCCTTTACGGAGGAGCCGGATTCTCTCACAACTCTGTTTGGGAGATGTCCTGCAAGCTTTTGGGGCAGTATCACGCTGCTATGGGCTTAACTCACGAATACAAATGGCATAGTCTTGTAAAACAAAAACACGCAGGAAAACAAAAGCAACTGATACGATGGAATTAGAAGGATTCGTTTCTATCATAACGACCTGCAAGGGCCGTATGCACCACTTGGAGGAAGCACTACCAACTTGGACGAGCCAGGTAGGTAACAACTATGAAATCATCGTGGTGGACTACGGAGACCCCGATAAAAGCGCGGATTATGTGGAGGAGTTATGCGACCACCGGGTTCGGGCCGTAAGGCACGAGGCTGAAGGATTTAATTTGAGCCACGCAAGGAATCTGGGAGCTTTGGCCGTTTCACCAAAGGCTGATACCTTCCTTTTTATGGACGCTGATGCTTTAATGACCAATGACTCGTTCGTGAACTACCATCGGCAAAAGGTTATGGTTGGAGGTTCGTTTGTGACCGGTTGGGGCTTTGGTGATGGAACGGGGTGTTGTATGGTTTGGAGGGAGTTGTTTAACCGGGTGCGCGGTTACAACGAGGTGGTTGATGGATGGGGCTTTGACGATGTGGACTTCTATTGGCGCATTGAAGCTCAAGGATTTGAGCAAAGAGCCTTCCATAACGGCCTAAGCACCATTAAGCACGATGACGAGGACAGGGTTCGCTTTTACCGGGACAAGAACCTATACAAGACCAATCAAAACAACCATAAGCGGATTCAAGCCAATTTTGTGAGTTGCATCCCCGAAAACTTTTGATATGAGCATTAAGGTAAGGGCGATTTGTAATTGGACTGATTCCGCGTCCTTGAACCGCAGGATTATGGAGCAGTCCCTCTGGAAGGAGTCGGATGGCATTCAGTTCGTGGATGACGATTCCTACGATTGGCTTGTGGTGTTCAACGATAAGCGGGGCGCAGAGCCTCGCGTACCAAAGGAAAGGGTTATCGGTTTTATCCAAGAGCCACCCGATCACGATTTCTTTGACCGCAATATCGGGTCGTACTGTTCCACCGTTTACACCTGCTCTCACCCAAGCACCTACGGCATTCACGGCAACCTGGTTGGCTTCCCCTGCGGGATGTTCTACCATATGGACGGCCCTCTCACGGATTACCTGGATGAGTCCATCGTTGACCGCAAGAGCCGGGTGCTTAGTATGGTTACGAGCGGCATCTCCCACGGCTTCTACTTGAACCGCGTTAAATTGGCCCGTGAACTTGCACAGACGGCCTATGCCGATGTCTATGGGCGTGGCCTTGGTCTTGGTAAGGGCGAGTTGCAGAACAAGGCTGACGGCCTTATTCCGTACCGCTATTCGGTATGTATGGAGAACGGCATTTGGGCGGGCTACATCTCCGACAAGATTATTGACGCGATTCTCTGCCGAGCCATACCGATTTATGTGGGTGCGCCCGATGTTCTTGAGTACATTCCGTTTGCGTTGAATCTAAGACATTACACCAAAGCGATTACGGCAAAGGAAGAGATAAGTGGCATTATCACCTGCACTCGGCCTCAACCTATCGTTGAGCAGATGAACGAGTGGGTTCATAGGTATGCCGAGGAGTACACGCTTTATTCAAAAATCAAAAGCCACATCCAAAATGAAAAAGGTATTTCTTGATTGCGGTACGCACCTATGTGAAGGGCTGAATCATTTTATTGGAACCGGCCTTTTGGATGACTCTTTTGAGATTCACGCCTTTGAGGCAAACCCTGCCTGCGACATAGAAAGCCGGGTGAAGGCGTTGCCATTGCCTATCAAATGCCATAATGTTGCTGTTTGGATAAAGAATGGATATGTTGAGTTCAACCAAGAGAACCACAAGAAAAGCGGGAGCAATTCTCCAAATGACGGGGTTTCAGACATTGATGGATGGGGGTCTTCCGTAAAGGAAACGGGCTTTGTTCACGCGGGATATGAAACATCCGTGAGGGTTAAAAGCATTGATTTCAGTAAATTCTTGGACAAATTCCCGGAAGACGCTATAATTTATTGCAAGATGGACATTGAAGGGAGCGAGTTCTTTGTGCTGAGGCACTTGCTTGAGACGGGAAACATATCAAAAATTCACACCCTTTTCGTTGAGTTTCATCCAACAAACATTGACGGAGAATCTACGCAGACCGTCTCTAAGTTGGTTAAACAGGTGTTGAGCAAAGGCGTTGTCGTAAATATGTGGTGGTAAATTAAAGTATTGATATGAGCGAAATTGATTTTCTGAAAAAGACTTTCGGTGCTAATTATGGCGAAATCGCCATATTTGACATAGGTGCTGCCGATTTCGGTCATACGATTGCCTTCAAGGATGCCTTCCCGAATGCGATGGTTTACGCATTTGAGGCAGATGCCGAAAACATAAATAAGCATTTGCATCGCGTTTCTGGCGCATCCAATGTGGTTGTTACGCCTTGTGCTATTTCGGATAAGAAAGGCGAAGCCACTTTCTTCCCAAGCGAGAACTACAACGGGCAACCTTGGAGATATTCTGGGTCGCTGATGAAGCCGATTGTTGCGCCCGGCACAAACGAAGAAACCGCTCATCCAGGCCTTCGTTACGATATGAATGGCGTTAAGGTCAAGACTGTTCGTTTGGATGATTTTTGCAAGAAGAATCGCATCAAGAAGATTGACTATATGCACATTGACGTGCAGGGGGCTGAGTACAAGGTTGTTGTTGGTTTGGGCGATTTGCGTCCTACCTACATCTTTGCCGAGACCTGCGAGTTTGAAACTTATGATACAGGCGTTACCCTTTCCGACTTTGACGAATTGATGAAGGAGAAAGGATACAAGATTATCCAGAGGCACGATTATGACACGCTCTATGTTTACGATGGAAAGCCGATTGCATAGGTTTTTCTTGTAATTTTGAGGACAAACTCCATTCCAATGTGCAAGTGCAGAGGCGGTAAAAAGCGATAGCTATGACAAATGAACAGGTCAAACCCTTGTTAGACCACATCATCGCTGAGTACAAGAAGTACGAGGTGAAGAAGAAGTCTGACAAATTCTACATTCCCGATTTCTACCCGACCTACCGGGCCTGCGTAGAAATGGAGATGAGGCTTCGGATTCACTCCGACTACGATGCTTTCCCGGAAAAGTTGTTCAAGGAGAAGGCTCCGAACGAGCTTCCCCACGAGTTCAACTACCGCAAGAACATCTACAAGCCTATCACCGTGCCTTACTTCCATAAGGCTGTAAACATTGCCGGGCGCGTTTGGAACCGGCAGAACTACGAGATGCGCTTTGATGACGCTTCCGAGGAGCGCTACTTCACCGAGGACTACCCTCGCTTTGGTTCTTTGGAGAACTACTTTCAGCAGATTGTGAGCTTTATGACCCTGACCGACCCCAACGCGGTCTTGGCGATTATGCCTGCCAACCTCCAATACTTTGAGGACGGCACATTCAACGACACCGTTGAAACCACCCCGGTGGCCCATTGCTTCCACTCTAAGCGCGTCTGGGCCTGGAAGGAGAACGAGTATGCCATCATTAAGGCCGACTACGGCTCGGAGGTGGAGAATGGCCGTACCAAAACGGACGATGGCCTTGTCTTCTTCATCTTTGACAAGAACGAGATTCAGATTGCCAAGCAGGTGGGCAAGAAGGCTGACTACACCTTTGAGATTGAGCTTTACTACAAGCACGATATGGGCAAACTGCCCTGCACTCGTTTGGGCGGTATTTCGGTGCAGGAGCAAGGCGATTACTACTTCCAATCCTTCTACACCCCTGCTATCCCGGCTCTTGACCAAGCGGTGTGCGATTTCAGCACCTTGCAGATGTCCAAGTACAGCCACGCGTTCTTGCAGAAGTGGGAGTATGTGGACGAGTGCGATAAGTGTAGCGGTTCGGGATACACCGAGGAGGCTTTAGGCTTTGAGGAGAAGGTTGCCATTGCTTGCTCCAACTGTGGTGGTTCTGGCACGAAGCGGATGTTCGGGCCGATGTCGGTTTACCAGGTTCAGACCCCGAATCGCTTTACCTCGGAGGTAGAGACGAAGGTGAACATTCCTCCTGCCGGGTTCATTGAGTTGGATCCGCAGATTCTTGAGTTCTTGAACAAGCAGGTCATTACGAACATCCAAATGGCCTTTGAGTTGTTGTCCATTGATGTAATGAACAACGAGAAGATTTCGGGCCGTGAGACTGCCACGGGTAAGGCCATTGACCGGGAGGAGCTGTATTCCTTCCTGCTTCGCTTTGCCAACACGGTCTTCCACGACTTTGAGTTCGCTATCAAGACGATTGGCGAGATGCGGTATGGCGCAGACTTTGCAATGCCTGCGATTCGCTATCCGCAGAACTTTGAGATGCGCACCGATGCCGAGTTGACTGCCGAGATTGAGAAGGCCCCGACCTTCAGCAAGGCGATGTTGGCACAGCAGTATTTGGATACCCGATTCCCCATTCAAGAGGAGAAATCAGCGATTATGAAGTTGGCGGTGCAGGCCGATCCATTGTTCAACCTGGAAACTAAAGATGTCTTAGCGTTGGTTTCTACCGGCCTTGTCCCTAAGTGGAAGGCTATCCTGCACTTTGAGTTGGAGTCGCTGATTAAGACCGCGATTGCCCAAAACGATAACTTCTTTGAACTCACCCTGGAAGAGCAGAAGGAAGCCCTTGCGACCCTTGCAAAGACGCTTGTTCCGGCTGAAGAAGCCCCCAGAACAATGACTCCGCAGAGCGTGATGAATGCTCGTACTGCCGTTCCTGCCGAAGAAGAGGAAGAAGAGGAGGAGGAGGAAGAGGAGGGGGAAGAGGAGGAAGAAGAAACGACCTAACCCTAACCAATGACTTTAGAAGAGATTGCGGCCTCCAAGCAGGAAGGCTTGGACACGATTGGAGAAGAGTTTGGAAAGAAGGTTGACAAGTCGCAGGACGAACTGCTCGCTTTGCTCCTTTTAATGCTCTCTAAGCTCTCCTACGACACCGAAGGCAATCTCCTATCCACCACCGAAAATTACGCCCGTGTAGAGGCTCTGATGGCCGAATTTAAGGATGCCGTATCGCGGAGCAGTTATTACGATGCGTTGGTGTTTTTGGCGAAGAAGATTGACGCGCAGGCCGACTTGACCAAACAGTATTACGACAAGTTGGGCTTTGATGTGAACTCAGCCCCGGAGGTCGGTTACGAGGAGCAAATGCGGTCAATGTTTGACGATTTGACCAACCTTGAGACGAATCTATACGCTTATATACGAAACTTTGTCCTTGCGTCCATTGCTTCGGGTTCGGCCCGGTCGCTTTTGGAGGGAGGGATTAGCGAGATAATGGTTGGCGGTGGCCCTGACAAGAAGGGTCGCTTGTTCAATATGGCGGTCTTGACTGCTGACACGATGTTTGCGGTGATTGACCGTTCCTTCACCTACGCTTTGGGCAAGGCTTTGGGCATTAAGAAGTTCAAGTATGCCGGGGGATTGGTGAACGATTCGCGCCCTTTCTGCGTGTCAAGGGATGGCAAGGTTTTTGATGAGGGGACGATCCGTTCGTGGGGAAGGTTGGGCGATTGGAAGGGAAAGATTCCGGGCACGGATGAGGCCACAATTTTCATTTATTTAGGCGGTTATAGATGCAGACATTGGCTTGTTCCACAAGTTTGAATACCCATTTTTGTTTATATTTGCACCATAAACCCTTAAACATATGAATGATGAAATGAGAGGCAGGCGCATTCGCGCTATCAAGTCAAACGGTCAAGTCGTAATGATTAGCCGTGAGACCGCAAGAAGCACCGGGTTCTTGAAAAAGTACGGCATCCGCATTGAGGATGAAGCCTACTTGAATCCCCAAAACCAAATGGCCGAACGGGTCTTGGAAGCCCCTAAGCGCAGGAGAGTGATCCAGGCAGAAGAGCCACAAGTTATTGTTTCGCAGTCTGCCGAAACGATGATGGAACAAACCCCCGAAGTACCTGGAGAGGAAGAGGCTGAAGAGTCATTCCCCCAAGAAATACCAACCGAAGAAACACCAACCACTAAAACCCGTAGAAAATGAGCGTAGATTCCAAAGAGATGGCCAAATGGCTATTTGACCAAGAGAAAGAGTTTGCATCCCTTGACGAGTTCAAGGAAGAACTCGCGAAGAAGTATGTGTCCCGTGAGGTGGCCGTTGACGATGAGGACATCCGCAATCGCGTAACAGGCAAGACTCTCGGAAGCCTTGAGACCAAGTTCAAGAGGGCTTTCAACTTGACCGAGGACGATGTGAAGGGCAAGAAACTGTCCGATCTGTTTGAGGTTGCCCAACAGCGTATCAATACGCAGATTGAGGACTTGAAGGAGCAGGCCAAGAACACCGGGAAGGACGATGAGGGCTACAAGACCCAACTCGCTGAGTTGAAGAAGCAGAAGAGCGAATACGAAACCTTAGCGGGTGAGTTGACGCAGAAGCTTGAGCAGAAGGAGGTTGAGTCGCAGAAGGCCATTGACAATTACATCATTAACCAAGAGGTGATGAAGATTAAGTCATCTCTTTCGTGGAGCGATTCGGTCAATCAGTTTGCCAAGAAGGGCTTTGACTTAGAATTGAATGAGCGTTATATCTTTGCATTGTCGGACGGGAAGTTGGTGGTGACGGACAAGAACGGAAGCCAGATCAAGAATGAGAAAGGCACGGGCTATCTGACACCTGAAGAGTTGGTTCGCTCGGAGGCTGACAAGGCTCAAATGCTCAAGAAGGCAGGAGAAGCCGGGAAGCAAGACCGAGAGCCAATTCGGACAACGACCTCTGGCACAAAAGAAGGAAATCGCGAACGGTTCTTGCACCCAAGGGCCGCGAAGCATAGAGAAGAGATTAGCGCACGATGATGTGTCGGGGGGACAATAAGCCCCATAGTGCCTGGCTTGGCAAGAAATAGCCGACAAACCTTTCTTTCATTCCAAAAAAATGTCATACGCTTTTTCATCTTTCGTATCGTGTCCCGACATCCAAGGTCGTTTGGACGATGGCTATTTCAATGCCGATCCAACGATGTTCCCCGGACACATCAACACTCTTCGGGCTATCACTTCCCCGATGAACGAATCTGGTATCATCCAAAACCAGATTGACACCAAGAACGGCCACTACCGCCAGGTTGAGGTCGTGTACCAGCCTCGTATGAACGATGCCGGGACTTCCACTTCTGCTGAGTTGAACTGCGCTGCCGGGCCAACTTACGGAGAAACATCTACCGTTTACAACATTGACCCTGCCACCGGTGCTTCTCGCAGGTGGTCGGTCAGCCTTGACGATTTAGCTCCTCGTTGTGAGAATGACGAGAACTATATCGCTCGGCAGTTGGCGATGAACCTTCAGGCTCTCAAGCGTTTTATGAACGAAGAGGCCGTGAACTACATCTCTACCAACTTCGGTAAGTTCCCCTTCAATGCAGGTTCTACTGTGAATGGCGCTCGTACTTTGATGACCACCAAGACCAAAAACACCACCAATGGTTGGTTCTTGGATGATTATCTCTCCGATGTGACCTATCAGTATCAGCTTGCTGAAGGTTGGGATCGCCCTATCATCATCGGTGGTGAGCTTTCTCACAAGTATATGACGGCTCTCAAGTCGCATTGCTGTGCTACCGTGAATGTTGACCTTCAGTCAATGATGAACTCAGACGCTCAGTCTTACTTCTTCTTTGAGCCAAAGGCCGACACCACTTTCGGTGCAGGTGAGTTCGCAATGATTGCTCCCGGTGGCGTTCAGTTGATCCGCTACAATGCTTTCCGTGGTGCTTCCGGCATCCGCGTAATTGATGACCAGTCCATCAAAAAGGGTACGATTTCCGACCCTGAGACCGGACTTGAGTTTGACTACTACGCTCAGTTGGATTGCAACACCTGGAAGTTCTTCTTGGGTCTTTCCTATAAGTATGTTGATCTCCCTGCCGACTTGTTCTTCAATGACGATGACTTGGCCGGTGTGAACTACATCTTTAACGGATTGGTGAGCAACTAATCTCTGCTTGGGTTTAGTGTGAAGAGGGGGTGCGAAAGCATCCCCTTTTCTTTTTGTACCTTGTACCATTGATTTTTAGTAACTTTGCCTTATGAGTTGTTGGAATAATGTCATCGGGATTCGCGGCCTCTGCGACCCTGCTGTTGAGCCTATCAGCGGCCTCTACATCAATGATTTGACGGGCATTAGCCTTGCCGATCTTGATTCGGGCGTGAACGAGGAGGACAAGACGGCCTACACCTTGATTCAGCGCAAGATTGACCAAGCGGCCAATATGCTGAAGGCTGAGTCTTTGGCCTACTTGCAGAGCCGTTGGAACTACACTACTTCGGCTTGGAATGGCGATTTGGGATTCTATGCCGAGTCCGTTCAGCCTTTGGCTGCTTCGGGCGTATGGAGAGGCATCGGGATGCGCTATCGGCAGGTGGATTACATCTCCGTGACGATTACTTCTTTGAGCCTCTTGTTGCCTTCTTCGGGCGTTGTCCCGGTTCGCGTGGTTGACTTGAGGACGGGTGTGACTTTGGACACCTTCAATGTCACCTCGGTGGCTAATTCGGTGACGAGGCTTGTGGTGAACAAGACCTACCAATCCAACGGTCAGATGTTGAATTTGGCGGTGCTTTACGATGCCACCACGAAGGCTTCTTTCCAAACGAGTTTGTACGCGACCTACGGATGCGGTGGATGTGGTCGGGGTTATCGTTGGTCGGAGAATATGCTTGAGCGGGCCATTGAGATACCCACGGGCGGTCAGTTGATTGAGAGCAACATTTCGGGGGGCGGTTTCACCGGTGGCTTGAGTGTTCAATACCAAGTCGCTTGCAGTTTTGAAGCATTGCTCTGCGCCCACGTTGCGCAACTCGGCTATCCATTGCTTTACAAGACCGGGATGTTGTTGCTCA